TCAGTAACAGCTGTAGCAAAATTGTTTAGATAGAACAATTTGTTTCCATTAATATTAGCACCAACATTCGCTGCATTATTAATAATAAACTTAAATTTTGGAGCAGGTAAATTAAATTTAGTGCCTGTTTTGTGCATTAATGTCTGATTTAAACTCAATAATTCATATAAATTATCTACTGTTTGTCCTTGTTCGTCTAATTGTATAGGTTCAATTTTACTATTTTGTAACTGTTTTATTGTGTACATATTATTCTGATATGTTTTTTTCATTTTATCAAATAACAGTGGCATTACTGTCTTTCTTGGTTGTTCTATTATATCTACGTTAGGGTCCTTAGAACTTTCTACAACTGGTTGTTCCTGTATAGAAGTAGAAGCAACAGGTTCCTCTAAAACGACAGGTTGTTCCTGTATAGGAGTAGAAGCAACAGGTTCCTCTAAAACGACAGGTTGTTCCTCTATAGAAGTAGAAGCAACAGGTGATTCTGGAATTACATTTTCTATAGCTGTTTCCGTCTTTAATGGAACCATCTCAATACCTTCGTCAGTTGGGGTGTTTCCTCCACCCTCCATTCCACCAGACCCAGCTGAACCATCTGAAGGGTCATCGTCGCAATCTTCACACATTTCAAAAAACTCTTCGGCTTCTTTTTCTAATGCCATTCTTTCTTGTTCTGTTACATCTACTGGGGAAACATCAGGATTATCAGATACTTCATTATCTAAACCCACTTCTGGTTTAGCAGTTAATGCTGAATTTTTTATGTAGTAATCATAATAAAATGCGTCCATATAATCTTTTAAGTGGTTATCTATTTTGTCTCCGAATGTTAGAGTCTTTGATGGAGACATCTCAACTAACAAACGTTTTAAAATAAGAATTTCTAATATTAATAATTCATTATTTTTATGTCCAGTCATACCTTGAATTGGATATATTTCAACTAATTTATCATATGTAATCTGGTTCAATTCCTCAAACCCAAAAACATATTGTTCAGGTGTTATTTGTTCTGTAGGAGTATTCGGAAAAAATATTTTTTTCCAAATTCCTAATTTTATAAACATACCACGAGCAATAGTTGTTAAAAGATTATTATGTGTTATAAATATGTATTCTGGAACTTCAAAATATTTTTTTGTGGATTTAGGTAATAATGGAGAAGAAGAACTGGACGATGAACCAACTTCTTCTCCTACTACTGCTTCTCCTACTACTTCTCCCTCTTCTCCCTCTTCTCCTTCTTCTCCCTCTCCATCACCCCCTTTTTTGCTATTAACTAACAACTCAAATTCCGAGTAGTCTTTTTGTGTCAAATAAACTACATAAAAAATAATAAACTGATATAATACTTCAGAAGAATTTAACACATCTAAGGGATTTTCAGTTGGTTCCTTTTCATAAATACCAGAGTAAGCTAATCTAAGTAATTTAAAAATATCAGAATAAAATAAGTACTGAATAGAGTTATCAGTTACTTCCATTTTTGCATCATTAAAATCATTTATAATATAATCAAATGAAGACAAAATAGCTTTGTTCATTATACCATTTTTATCGTCCGTTTTCATATCATCTGTTTCATCTTCATTGTCATTGCCATTGGCATTGTAACCTAAATATGTTGCAACATATGTGTTTAATGATGAATGGAAAGCTAAAAAATTAGCATCGTTCTCTAAAGCACTAATAACCTGGTCATACTTATTTTCGGTTAAAATAGTTGATACTGGTTTAAATAACAAATCGGAAACATCGGTTAGATTAACGGATTTTACGAATACTGGTTCTAAATCTTGTTCCAAACCTTGTTCTAAAGCTGGTTCCAAACCTTGTTCTGCACTTTGTTTTGTACCTTGTCCCAAACCTTGTTCTAAAGCAGGAAACTTTTGTTTTTCATCTAAATTTACAGTCATAGTAGTTTCGCCTAGACTTTTTTCTAGTCCTTCTAAATTTTTTACATTTGGTTGCGTAATTCCTCCTATATAGGTTCCGCCTCGAGTAGGTATTAGACTTTCACTCTTTTTTTGATAATTTTCAAAAATCATCTTTTTACCTGGTTTAGTAGTTTCATCTTCAAATTGGTCGTCATTATATAGTTTTACTTCTCTATGTCCTCCAACAGCATATGAAAAAATTTTAAAAATGGGATTTCCAATAGTTATTCCTAATGATTGAAATAAACTAGGTGTTGTTGGATCAGAACTAAAAACATTATCTTTAATAACTCTTGTATGCATACTTGCTAAATTATAATCGTGGACGTAATCGTGAACAAAAGCACTTAAACACAATACAATCATATCTTCTTCTCTTTCAAATTTAATTGTATTTTTAGATACACCGTTTGGTGTTATAGTGACACCATTCTCAGTTACAGTTTCAGACCTAGAAGGAAATACTTGTTTATGTGTTAAATTAACTGCAGTTATTGATGGAGCTACAATTGTATTGTTCATATAATATGTTTATAAAATATTACATAAATCTAAATCTAATTGATTATATTTATTATTTGCGCTTATAATGGGGTTTACTACTTTTCCCACGTTTACTACTTTTCCTATGTTTATGTGTTTTCCTATGTTTACTAGTTTTTAAATTAACCCCTTTTGCTGTTGTTCTTTTGTTAGTAGCACTTTTTGCATTTACAGTTCCTTCTAAAAAAGCAAAATTAATAACTTGGGTTTCTTCTGCCAATCCAGTTTTTTCCATAACAATTTCTGTACCAGCCCAATTAGGGCAAATTTCTGGGTTAGTTTCTATGTTTTTAACAAATCCTAACGATTCATATTTTGGTTTAAGCACCTTTACGTTATCAGGTTCAGGTTCAATATATAGTTTAATATTATTTTTACCTAAGTTTTGAACAACAAGTTGTTCCATAAAATAAAATAATGCTTTTAATGGGTTTCCCGTATTTCCAGAACTAGAGACCCTACAAACATCATTGATCCAAACATCAGCACTATTAATATTTTGTGATTTTGAAGATGTGCTAGAAGTATTACACCAATCATATATTTGTAATGTTCCAGATGCTACATTATCAATATTTACTGGATTAACCATTATAAACGCGCTAACATCATCATTATTTAAGTAATCTTCAACTGCGGGCTCATCAACATCTAAACAGATCTTCCCTTTAAACATACGATTTCCAAAATAATTTACAATTTCATCATACTCTTTTTGTTTTGTAATAGGTAATAAATACATAGTATATTCGTAATCGGTGGAATCTAAACTAAACGCGCCTTTGAATTTAGTTTTTCTTGTTTTATTTATAAAAGATATTGCGACCATTATATATAATATTTATAGATTAAATTAAAGGGATTGCTTTTCTTTGCTCCTGAACCTTCAGGAGCAAACATTTTATAATCTTTATCAATAACAAAATTTTTTTCTAATGTAACTTTTGCATTATATTTTTGATTAAATCCCAACCATTTCCATACATTGTCTAAATCAATTACATAATCATTTTTGTTATCATACTTCAAATAACAGTAAAAACTAGACAAAAATAATTGCTGTTCATAATTAGTAAAATTATTTTTAACCTTTTCAACTAATTTTGACTGGTAATTGCCAGTTAGTTTAGTGATAGGATTGCTCTCAATCAGTTCTATAATGTCTACGCTCATTTTATAAATTAATATATGGAGATGTATTTCAGTTGTTTTTTGCTTTTAATATTAAAATACAATAAAAGTATTTAATTTTTAATATTAAAATATATGAATAAGAACCACACGATATATGGTGATTAATTTGAGTACGCGAGGCCTCCCATACCGCTCATAATTCTGAGCACGTTATAGTTGGTGGCATAAACACGGACCTTAGCAGTCTTAGTGCCCTCAACTGTAGCGTTAGACAAGACCAATTGAAGTGTGGCATTGTCAATACGAGAGAAGTTGCACGTTCCTGAAGGTTGGTGTTCCTCAGGGCGAAGAGCGAAGGAGTAAACGTTAATACCCTCATCAGGATTGCGGGTGTGTGCCTGGTAAGGTTGAACCCAAGAGAAGTAAGATCCTTCACGCTCAGAGAAGCGGTCCTGGCCGTTCAACTGAAGCTTGGCAGTGACAACGGGGTTCTGGCCCCAACAGTGAAGGTCCAAAGAGGTCTCGCACAAAACGAAAGAACCAGCATCAGAGACAGTGGAGTTATCGTTGTGGCTGCGACCCAAAGATGCAAGAAGCTTATCGGCTTCAGCAGCACTGATGTTAGGGTAAATGGTAGAAGCATTGACGCCGGCAGTGTTTATGTGACCGCCAAAGTTAGGCTGGTTGTAAACATTGTCAGGTCCGTGCCAGTATCCAGTGAAACCAGGAGGAATATCATAATCCAAAGCACCGGCATCATTGAAAAGACCCTGAGCATCAATGTAAGAGCGAGAGTCAGCGGCCAAAGCAGCGGGGCCTCCGAAAGCGTGGATAGCATTGGGAAGAGCATCGATGGCATCGGTGTAGTTGAAGGGCTGAGCACCAAGAACCTTGAACAAAAGAGCATCGCAAACCAAAGATGAGCAATAATCTACGTTCTGATCGGGCTGGACAACCCAGATAAGCTCCTTAACGGGGTGGTTAAAGTTAAGCTTGATCTTGTTGCTGGAAGAACCGACAGACTCATCACCAGTGAATTGGAGCTGAGTAATCAAGTATTCGTGAGGGTTCTGGGCAAATCTGCGACGCTCATCAGTATCCAAGAAGACGTAGTCAACATACAAAGAAGCAGCAACCAAAGACTGGTTATAAGCGATGGCAGCAGGCACAGGGCGACCAGGTTGGAACTGGTTTGATGCATAGCTGGGGTTACCGCCAGGAACATCACCAGTGTTGCAGCTCAAAGTGGTAACAGCCCACAAGCACTCATCAATAGGGCGGATATCAAGGTTAATCTTGACTTCGTGGTATTGAAGAGCAATCAAAGGCAAAGCAAGACCGGGGTTTGTGCAAAACCAGAATTGAAGAGGAACATACAAAGTGGTCTCAGGAAGAGCGTTACGAGGAGCGCAAACTTGACGAGGAGCCAAAGAGTCACAAGGTCCATCTACCTCAGAGAAAGAAGGATCAGTGATGAATGTAAGCTGAGTGGTGTTACCAATCATCTTGAAGTAACCACGTTGTTGCTCAGCAGTCATTGTAAGCTGGTTCCAGATGTGCATCCAGTCACCATATTGACGGTCAATGCGTTGACCACCAATCTCGACCTCAACCTGGGCAATAAGTTGCTCACCTGGGAAATCCAACCAACGGGCATAGACACCAGTTCCAGAACCTTGGGCAAAAGAAGCAATACCCATAAGTTGGTTAATCTCGGGTAAAGTTACTTGCAAGTAAGTTCTGTAAGCAAGATCGCCGTTTCGGCTGATTGTGCATTGAACACGACGACCGAAATCAGCTTGACCATTGAAAGTTTGTTCAATGGATTCGATGGCAAAGTTAGTATATCTACGATATGTCACCTTCCAGAAAGTAATTTGAGGGTTACCAGTTAGGTAAACATCCTGAGCTCCGTAAGCTACGAGTTGCATTAATCCGCCTCCCATTTTATACATTCCTAAAAGAAAAAAATTTTTTGGAAAATTAATTAATTAAAATTTAATGAATTAATTTTTTACTTTAAATACCTACATTTTATAATAACATATTATTAATGTTGGTATTTTCCTTCATAAACATAGCTAAATATTCTTCGTCAAATACTTCTTTTTTCCCTTCATGATTTTTTGTAAAAATATAAGAATCTTTTCTTTTTTTTATTGACCACCCATTATCTAAAGCATTAAACAAAAAAACCATTTTTTGAAACTTTATCTTATCTATTTCCACCTGTTTATTTTCTATTTTCACTTCTATATCCATTAATTTACTAAATGAAACAAAATTTATAATTTTAACTATTTATAATTTTATTCAATGTCTAAACTTTTTTACCTTTTTCTTTATATTTCCTTCATCATCTAACTTGTCCAATTCATATAATTCATCTAAAACATCTAGGTCATCTAAGTCATCTAATTTGTTTAATTCTTCTAATTCATCTAAAATATCTAATTCATCTAAATTTGATTCTTCTGCAGAACATGACGAAATATAATCAGTGCATCGCCTTTCGTTTTCTTTTATTAAAATCTGAAGAACTAAATCATCGGTAGGACTAGTATTTTTCCATTCATTATTTATAAATGACATAACTGCCCACATAAATTTATTTGTGTAGCGTTCAATATAAAATTTATTACGTAATTCCTCTATATCCTTAAAATTATTCTCATTATTTTTGTAAATTCTATTATATATCAATTCCACTATTTGGTCTGCTATATTTACAGTCAAATTACGTTTTTCGCTTGAACCAAAGAGATTATAGGTATTATCCAAAGATATAACCATTATTACATATGGTATTGTTTCAGTTTCTTCTTCGGACATTATAATATTATTTTATTGCGTTTAAATCCGTTTTTTATATATTTTGAAAAAATTACTAATTAAATATTTCTGTATTTTGTTATATATAACCATTTAATGCCATCTTTTAAACCAAAGGCCACCAAAAAAATTAAAATTTGTAAAAAATATTCTACCACTTTAGATGGTAAACATAAAGAATTTGTTAATGAATTTGTTAAAGACGAATTCGATAATATTCCTAGATTAAAACAAGAAAAAAATGACCTAAAAACACAATTAGAAATCGACATTCATCTTCCAATTGAACAAATAATGGAAATAAAAGACAGAATCAAAGAAATTAATGAAACTATTAAAGAATTAAAGAACAAAAAAAATAACTACTTTCTCGATAACTCTAAATATATATTTGAATACTTTGAAAATAAAAAAAACATAAATAACGTCGAAGATAATAACAAACTAGTCACCTCTAAAAATCAATTACTTTTTAATATTTTTAAAGTCAAACAAGACGACACAGATAAGGAAAAAAATATTAATGAAAATAAAAATAAAAATATTGTGCAAAAATATTTGAGTAATATTGATGAAACTTTTTTAGATATGAACGCATTTGTTAGAGAAACTGACATCTGTCAAAGTTGTTATAAAGGAGAACTTATTCCCCTTGATGATGAAGGTGTTCTCATTTGTAATATTTGTGCTGTTAATGTCCCTTATTTAATCGAAAATGAAAAACCGAGTTATAAAGAACCACCTAAAGAAGTTTGCTTTTATGCTTACAAAAAGATTAACCATTTTAAAGAAATTTTGGCTCAATTTCAAGGAAAGGAAACCACTCAAATTCCCGATGATGTCATTAATCAAATTCATCAACAAATCAAAAAGGAACGAATTGGAATTGAACAACTAACACACCATAAAACTAAGGAAATCCTTAAAAAATTGGGATTTAATAAATATTATGAGCACATCGCATTTATTAAAAATAAACTAGGAATTAAACCTCCTGTTTTTAGCCCTGAATTAGAAGACACGTTGTGCAATTTATTTATGGAAATTCAAGCCCCATATGCTAAAACTTGCCCTGATTATCGTGTCAACTTTTTGAATTATTATTATGTGCTTTTTAAGTTTTGTGAGCTTCTAGAAGAAAACCAATTTTTACACGATATTCCGTTATTGAAAGATCGTGAAAAACTTATTGAACAAGATGAAACTTGGAAGAAAATGTGTGTTGAATTGAATTGGGAATTTATTCCTACTGTTTAATTTATGGTCTTGGCATATTTGCTTCACTTATTTCCCTTTGCTCTATATACGCTAATGGATTAATTTCTTCTTCTGTTGTAAATCCTTTCCCGCCTTGTTGTCTTCTATTTCTTCTCATTTTTCTTGAAGACCTTCTATTTTTATTAGAAGTTCTTCTTTTTGATTTACGTTTTCCACCAAATGACCCACTTAAGTTGTTGGGTGTTCCGGAAATATCTGGAACATAATCATTTTCTTCAGACATTGTGCTAATTCTAGGTCGTTTAGTAGGTGTGCTATATATCTCTAAATCATTATCTGCCCTAATGGTTGCCATCATTTCTTGAGCTGTTTGTTTTTCGTTATAAAAAGGTGAACTTGTTGGTGGGTCTATAGCGTTTCTAAAAATCTCTACAGACATTCTAGGATTATGTTGAAATAAATATCCTATATCAGCTTCTGTAAACCCTAAATCTAGCAATGCTTGTCTATCATCTTCACCAAACCCACCTCTCATTTTTCTTGAAGACTTTCTATTTTTGTTATAAGTTCTTCTTCTAGTTTGTCTTCTATGTCTAGCCATAATATATTATATTGGTATTAAAATATATTATTCTATATTATTCTATATTAACCATTTAAAGCTTAATTAACATATTATGCTTAAAGACCACCAGGAAATCCGACTAAGTTGGCTCCAATACCAAATCCGGCACCCGACCTAGCAGTCACTCCCATCGAAGGAATATATGTATCCAATATGGCGAATGTAGCAGCAGCGGTCAAAGCAATTAAAGCAATTTCTTCAAGATTCAACGAACGTTTGGGAATGGCAAATGCAGCAATTGCAACCATCAAACCTTCAATCAAATACTTGATAACACGCTTAATTAGTTCAGTAATATCAAAGACACCCATCTTTATATAAAATAATAAGAAAAAAATAATAATTAATCAAATTAAAACTTAAAACGAAAGTTTCACTAAATGTATAATGAGTAAAACTAACGCTTCCAAAAAGTCCTTTGAAAGAAAGGAAAAGAAAGATGGATCTCCCAATGCTAAATATGTCGATTTATTGGAGGTCGATAAACCTATTGCTGGTCAAAACTTTGGATGTTTTTCATTTATTTCTCCAGAAAAGACCTTGAAGCAGCGGGAAATGTTTTTATTTGAAGAATTCCTAAAGCAATGGGAAATGAACAAATCAATGGAAAAATTCCATCAGTTCCTTAATTTTGTTTCCTTTAAGTATAAATTGCAGTTTGAAGAAGTTATTAAGGATTTTGAATCGTTTGTCAAAGAAGAGCGAGATACTATCGTTAATTCCTCTATTGAAGATGACTACAAGACTTTCTTGGACCGTGATGAGGAAGAACTTGAAAAGAAATTTAACCTAAAGTATAATTTCCAAACGTCTGTAAGAGGTTTTAAGGCAAGAGGTAACTTCTCTTCTCAAGAAGAGGCCGAGTTGCGCGCTAAACTTCTAAGAGAAACTGACCCTAATTTTGATGTTTTTGTCGGTCCCGTTGGCACTTGGCTTCCTTGGGAACCTGAAGCATACAAGACCGGTCGCGTTGAATATATGGAAGAAGAACTCAACCAACTCGCTCACGAAAAGAAGAAAAATGAGACTGTTGCTAAAACCGCATTTGAGCAACGTGTTAAGGAAACTAAACAGAAGGCCATCGATGAAAATAAAAAGAATGCTGAAAAACACGGTAATGTTCTTACTCAAGATATTGATGAAGAAGGCAATTTGGTCGGAGCCGGTAACAGCACAACTGAGAGTAATTTCGCTTCTAAAGAACCTGATACTATTTCTGTTGCTGATATCCGTTCTGAACTTTTCGATGGCGAAAATGTAGTTGTTGGTAAGACTGATTATGGTCAGTCTCAGTTGAAGTCTGGACCATTCTCTAAAACTGAATAATCAATATAAATATTTATAAAACTAGTTAAACATTGCTTGAATAATAATGTATACATCATAATGTCAAAATTTTTAAGATTAACAAATTTAATAATAAATATAAATTATATAAATACAATAGTTATAAAGCCAAACAAATATTGTATTAATATTATGAGTAACCATTTTGATGGGTTACATTGGACTGTTGCTGGATTTGGTATTGGTAATATTTCTTCAAATAATTATGCAATTGAAGTATGTGAAACTAAACATTCAAGTGATTACAAAATAGTTTCTGATTGGATTGATAAACATTAGTGGGGTTTCCTAAGAGAATTTACGTTAAATAAATAAAAAATAATAATACTTTTTATTTATCTATTATACATTATAAGGATTAGGGTCTGTTACGCTATTTGTTAATTCCAATATGTAAATTTCTTTATCTTTAAAATTATTGTTAAGAATGTTTATTAATACTTCTTTTTCTTTATCTCTTAAGTTGTTTGGTTCTACTTTACCAAACTTTTGTAAAACTAAACCATCCACAATAGCCCTTATTGATTTTTTGAATTTTTTCATAAAATAGTCTAGTTCTTCTAAAGTAGTATTTTCATAACCAGCTTCAACTATTGGTAAATTGCGTTTTAATAAACTTCTCAATTCTATAAATTTCAAATAATAATATAATTTTTCATTTAATATTGCTTCTATATTTGGACATCTAAACATTAATTCTGTTTGTAATTCAGTATTGTATAATTTGAATATTTTTGGATGTTCAAAATAAGATTTCACATTTGCTTTTGTTTCTCCGAAAACAACATCACATAATGCTGTATATCTACCTGAAGGACTAAAATATGCTATTTTAACTAAGTCCTTTCCAACTGTTTTTTCACTTGTGTTCGGTAACTCTAATGATATATTTATAATACCTTCTAAAAACCATTTTATTAGAAAAGATATATGTTCCGCTACATTTCTCATTTTCCAATCATTGTATACAATGCTATCACTATGAGTTAATTGTATATCTATATCCTCGCTTATATATTTGGAAGTATTTTGTATTTCTGATAACACAAATTGAACAGCTTTTCCTCCTTTAAAAATGAAATTATAATCTTGGTCGTTCATTGTATTTGAAATTATACCTAATAACAATAATATTATACATAATGCTGTATTTATATTAATAAAATCTATTTGCTGTTGTTGACTTTTTAATTCGAATTCTGGATTTTTCTTTGTATAATATGCTGGAAACATTCGTTCTATTATTTCACAAGTAGTCCAAGGATTTTCTTTGTATCCGCTTCTATAAGACACTTTAAGCGGATTGTCTTCAAATAATCGTGCTCTTATGCGGTCCCTTAATGCAAACAGGTCTATACCCTTATTTGTAAACAGAACTCTCCAAAATTTTGGAGCTACACCTATATTGTAACCTATATTTGGCACATTGATTGGAACTTTTAGTTTTACTATTGGTGCTACTATTGTCGGCGCTACTTCTTCTACTATTGGTGCTTCTACTATTGGTTCTACTTGAGGTTCTACTTGAGGTGCTACTTGAGGTTCTACTTGAGGTGCTACTTGAGGTTCTACTTGAGGTTCTACTTCTTCTACTATTGGCACAGGTTCTTCTTTAGGAGCTACTTCTTCTACTGTTGGAGCTACTGCTTCTACTATTGGTGCTACTACCGTCACAGGTGATTCTGCTACTACTTGCACTTGTGGGGCTACTTCTATAGTTCTCATTATTTCATCGAATATTGGCTTATTTTCTTCTTTTAAATTATCTCTGGTCAAACCATATCGCGGATCTAAAAGTATTTTAATATTATCTATTTGTTTATTTTCAACAACATAATTAAATACATTATTTTTTGTATTGGATCTTCTGCTTTCAACGTTTAGGTTACCTCCATTTTTATAAAACAACGCTATTAATTCCTGTTTTATTTCTTTGTTAGTTATATTATCCATTATAACTGTTGGAATTGAAACAAAATCGACTACATTATTTAAACTTGGTTTCATTTTTTCATCTACAGGAATTAATGTATTTATTGATTCCTTATTAGTATCAAAAAAAATCTTGATGTTTCTCGTAAATTTTTTAATGTCATTATTACTTTTATTTTTCCAGTTAATCAATGGCAATAATAAGTTTCGAAATTGGTTTCTAAATTCTCTTTCAAGTCCTATATCTTTGTCACCTCCTGATTGATTTCTTTTTGTTTTATTTTTATAATATTTTTTATAATATTTTTTAGATTGTCGTTTATATTTTTTTTTAGTTTGATTTTTGCCTCCATATTTTTTTATGTGTTTTGTTCTCATAATATAATTATATAAAATAAACTATAATTATATTTTTAAACAACTATTCTATATACATTTTCATTATTTTATGTTTCTTTACCAAATTGTAAAGCAAGAATATATAATCAAGTTATTTCTTTCTCTAAAAGAAAGCGGTTTTTATAAAAGCGGTTCTACCATTTGCTCTTTTTAACTGCTATTTTTGGTCCCTGACCACGTTTCTTCACGTTATTAGGGTCGTATTGCTCCTCATCGTCGTCATCATTTATTTGTTTTGATAATTCCCAGAACTCTTTTGAACCTAATCTGAAATCATTATGTGAATCCGCTTTATACCAAAATACCTGGTCCTGTAATTTGTTTGACTTTGAGTTGTTATTTATCACTAGACACTCATAATTTTCAGTGCATTGGTCCATCACCTGACAAAATGATTCAAATGTCGGAAACATACCCGCATAATTTTCATAAATACGCTTTCTATTTGCGATATAAGGTTCTCTCAAAATGAAGACGTAATCAATGTTAGTTCTAAGCGTTGGAGGGACACCTAAAGGATATTGCATTGTGATGACTAACATGACCTTCCAATGACGTCCATTCATAAATAGAAGTCGCATCATCTTATCACGCGCCCACGTATTGTCGTATAAACAATCATCTAAAATTACGAATGTTCTAGGGTCAATAGTGCTACGTTTAAATTGTTCCATTTCTTTTTTTATTTGCTTTAATACACCACGTTGTCGCTTTAAGATGTTTTCAATAATTGCAGTATTATATTCATTATGTATAAACAATTTTGGCACCAACTTGCCATAAAAACCGTTACCTTCTTCTGTTCCGGAAATAACGGTTCCGATAGGAATGTCCTGATGATAATAAAGTAAATCTCTTACTAAATACGATTTACCTGTGTCACGACGACCAATTAATACAATTACTGGACCTTTAGACTCATTTGGTTTAAAACTAATGTTTTTCATATCAAATCTTTTTAATTCTAGATTCATTTTATTATACTACATATAAAAATATTATAATTAGTTTAAACGTAAATATTGCCCTTTCCTAAAATATTAAGGATTATTTATAGCTTTGTAAAAATAATAAGTTAAATATAATTATAATTTATATTTTAATTAGCTAATGACAATTTCTGTAAACTACCAGAAAAGAAAGAACAACAATCTGTTCACTAAGTTCCAAACTAACAAAAATATTAATCTAATGAATGTTCAAAATTATATTCCTATTTACGATAGATTTTTTTCATTGAACAATACCAATTGGAATTCTATTAATCTAAATCACTATTGGGCCATTGCAGATATTAAGGATAATAAGATTAAGGATGATGAAGAACATATTTTTACATGTAAACTTAAAAATATTTCAGACGATGATGACCTATCCACTAATCAAAAAGTTTTCATTAAAATGGCTCCTCTATTGGACCCATTCAAATATGTTGTAGGTAAATATAATCATAATGACCCTGAACTATTTAATATGCCATCATTTGATAAAACTGTTAAAGTTCATCCAAAAATTAGCGACCCTAACAATTCTTCTTTTATTGATGGGTTTTTCTCATTCTTAACTAGTAAAATTTTACACGAACATCAATTTATTCACGGTCTCGATTATTATGGCTCTTTTTTGGCTGTTAAAAATGATTATAAACTTAACATTATAGATGATATCGATTATCTAATCCAATCTGAATTTTTTATAAAACAAAAAAATATTTTATTCAAAGTTGAAGATTATTCGCATTTAATTACACCTGATGAGAAAAAACCATTACAACCCTTGAAAATTTCATCCAGTTTAAAGTCTATTATGTCTGTTAATTCTATTGATGATACTATGTTTGAGAATATTTTCGATAAATCATTTATTTCTCCTTCTGAACATCTCTCGCTTGATGATGTTAAAACAATGGGCGTCGACTTGGTGGATATCACTAATTCAAATGATTTTGATGTAACTAATCAAAAAAAATCAGAAACTCTTAAATCCGGATCAACTTGTTCATCTAGAACATCCCATACAAACGATAATGATTTAAGTGAAGACGATGAAACTAAAGATGATGAAACTAAAGATAATGAACATTGTGAGAGTATTGTTAGCAAAAGTTCTAATTCTGAATTTAATAACGCAGATGATAATGCAGATGATAATGAGAAATGGGAAGATGAATCAAGTGAAACTAATATTGAAGAAGAAACTTTAATTCTTACTTTTCCAAAATTTCCAGTTCAAGTTATATGTATGGAAAAATGTGAAAATACATTAGATGACTTGATTATGAATAATGAATTATCTGACGATGAATGGTTTTCAGCATTAATGCAAATCATTATGATTCTTATCACTTATCAAAAAATGTTTTCCTTTACACATAATGACCTCCATACTAACAATATTATGTATATTCCTACTAACAGAAAATTCCTCTACTATACTTATAAAAAAAAGACATACAAAGTTCCTACTTTTGGTAAAATTTATAAAATCATTGATTTTGGTCGTGCTATATACAAATTAAATGGTAAGGTTTTTTGCAGTGATAGTTTTCAAACTGGTGGAGATGCCGCTACACAATATAATACCGAACCTTATTTTAATGAAAAGAAGCCCCGCTTAGACCCTAACTTTAGCTTTGATTTGTGTCGGCTTGCATGTTCTATTTTTGATTATCTTGTTGATGATTTTGATATGATTAAGAATATTAATGACTGTTCTCCATTAGTTCAACTTATTGTTGAATGGTGCATTGATGATAATGGTGTAAATGTTTTATACAAAAATAACGGCGTTGAGAGATATCCTGATTTCAAGTTATATAAAATGATAGCGCGTTATGTGCATAAACATACACCTGTAGCTCAACTAGAACGCAAAGAGTTTTGCAAATTTATTATACCTAATAAAAATATTCCAAAAGCGGAACCAATAATTAATATTGATGAATTACCGTGTTATTTCTAAAATTTTAATTTAGATGATTATTATAAAAATTAATAAAAAATATTATTATATAATAATATAATAATATGGACAAATATGGTTTTATCATTACAAGACACGTTAACTCAGAAATTACAAACAGATATTGGAACCAAAACGTTAAACTTATAAGAACGTTTTATCCATTGAGACAAATAATAATTATTGATGACAACAGTAAACCAGAATTTGTTAAAGCAGACCATCAATACAAAAACTTAACTGTAATACAATCCGAATATCCTGGACGAGGCGAGCTTTTACCATACATTTATTACTTAAAATATAAATGGTTTTCTAATGCTGTAATTATACACGATAGTTTATTTATTCATAAAAGAATTCCTTTTGAACATTTAAATATACCAGTTTTACCGTTATGGCATCACGAATATGATAAAGATCATTTAAATAATTTATTAAGAATATGCTCAGTGTTAAGTAATAAATCAAAAATTATTAAAACAATAATGGGTTCTGAGCTAAATGTTCTTGGAATGCAAAAAGATAAACATTATTTATGCTTTGGTGGACAATGTTACATAAATCTTAACTTCTTGGAATCATTAGAAAATAAATATAATATAACAAAATTAGTAAATGTTGTTACAACACGAACTGACCGTTGCGGATTAGAACGAATTCTAGGTGTATTATTTTGTGAAGAATTTTATAAACTAAAAAATTTTAAATCTTTATTTGGAGATATATTAACCAAAAAATCAGCATATAATTATACATACAACGATTATACAAGGGATGTTAAAAGCGGTATAGTGCGCTATCCTTTTGTAAAAGTGTGGACTGGTCGTTAAAATGGCGGATTATCTGTAAATGCTAATGGAGAAATAGGTGCAACTGTTTCATTAATTACCGGATTTAATTGATTTGAAATAAAATCACCGGCAATTACACTTACATAAACTAACAAGGCATCTCTAATTAATATCTTTAATGGTTTTGGTTCCTTGTCAATAT